CTGAAAACATTTCAATTGCTTCCTCTATTGTTTTAGTTATATCCGCATATCCTGAACCAGATACTCTGGCATTCTCCTTATTTATCTGAGTATTATAGTTATAGAAATAATTCTCAAAGATTTCTAGCTGTGCTTGCTTTGCAAACAGGTTAAAATCCTGCGGAGATATATATCCATAGTTGTTCTTGTTGAGAACCGAAAATACTGTATTTCGTACTGAGTTTATCATCCTAAACTTTTTCACAAAGATAATAAAAAAAAAGAGTCCAATATAAAATTGGACTCTTCGGTGTAATTAATGAAATATAGTTTTTATTCTTCTAGAAGCTTCTCTAGCATAACTAGTGATTCAATCCCCTCATCACTCTGTAGGTACGATGTGGTCTCATCCATAGGGTCTACGTTAAAAGGAACTACAAGCATTCTTGTTTTATTAGAAGAGGTATTATACCATACTTCTTTTCTGTTCTTTCTAAATGACAATAATCCTTTATCAAAGAATAATTGTATCTTACCTTGCAACTGAAGCGAAGGGTCTTTTATTAATCGCAAGAACTCTCTTGGTTCTCTTTTAGCAAATATTAATATATCTCTCTTTAATTCAGCAGTAGATATATTTGATGTGTCTTTATTAAATAATACACGGCTAACATTTTCAACTTGCTCAAGACTAAGTTGTCTTGCTTCTATCAATGCATCTACCTCTAAGTTTAACTCCTCTACATCATCCTGTGCATCTCTTTCATTATCTATCTCCTCAAAATGGCTTCCATTCATAGGGTGATAATGTAAAAATGACTGAAGTACCGGGTTATTTTTAGGTACGTGTAAAAAACCATCTTCAAAGATTATTGGCTCTAGTATGGCATTGCCATCTTGCTCATCCTCGAATGGTGATTTTTGATTTCGAGCATATCTCAATGCTCTGTTTACATTTTGCTCCTCATCAAAATACATTAAAGGATATCTTGAAGAATTTTTTGTAGGCAACATAAATGCCAATGGAGTCTCTGCTGATTTTAATTTGTAGTGCTTGTCTACAATGGTTTGTTTATTTTTCATTTGATTTAATTTAAAAATTTAAAATAAGGGGTGCACAAACGTACACCCCTATAATTAATATTCCTTAATCTTTAAAGATAAAGAAGTTGTTAGCACCTAAAGTACATACAGCTCTTTCAGAAAGGAATTGAACTTCCATTGCATCAAGGTCGCTGTTTTGTGCTCCGCCTGCAGAACCTGTAATCCAAGTTTTGTATCGTCTGTCTTCAGTTTCAGAAGCACGATATCTAACGTGTAAGAAAGGACGTTTAGCGTTTTTACCAAGTACTTGGTCGTAAACAGAAGTAGAACCAGCAGGAACTAATAATCCATTAACTGCACCTGTACCAGTAAGACCACCTCTCATAGTAGGGTCGTTTAGGTATTTCCAATCAGTTTTGTAGAAATCATAACCTCTACGGAAACCTGTGAAACCTAAGTTAAGAGCCATCTCTTTATCGTTATCAAATAGACCGTAAGACGTTCCACCTGCACCGTAAGAGTTTTGAGAAGCCAACATATCGTCAATGTCAAATCCAAATGCTCTGTTCAAGAAAACAACGTTTTCTTCGATAGCACCTTGTTTGTCAAGACGAGATATAATTGTATCCCACTCTGCTAGGGTAGTTGGGTTACCACCTGACCATACGTTTCCTCTGTTGTTAACAACATAGAAAATACCTTCAGACCCACCATTTGAGCCAGTACCTGCATCTTTCAATACAGCGGCAGCACCAGAACCTGTTCCTGCTGGAACAGCTTCAATCATTGCAGTCTCTAAGTAATCGTCAAAACGTAGACGAGTTTCGTGCTCAGACTTAAGATACCATAAGTATCCGTTAGCTCCATTTTCAGTAGAAACTTCTACCCATCCGATTTGTGCCATATCAGAACCTGATACTGCATACTTATCTTTAAGGATAATTGGTTTGTTCTCAAAGAATACATCTTCTGCTTCTAAAGAACCTACCATTCCGTTAGTTCCTTTTTTGAACTCAGAACCGTATACAAATACTGAAAAAGTTGCACCAGTACCTGCTACTGCTAGTCCAGCAGTTTCATAAAAAGCCACTGTAAAAGTAAGACCTGTAGCTGCGGTAACAATACCTTTGTTGCTTACTGCTCCAGTGCTTAACATAACAGTTTGACCTATTCTGATAGCAGCTGTACTTGCACCAGCATCATTTACTGTAAATACTGCAGTAGCTGCAGCTAAAGCAGCTGTGGTTGTTACGTTAACATACTTAGTGTGTAGTCTTCCTTGCTCAGCCCATTTGATAAGGTCAGAGTTAGAAGGCATCTCAGCACCTACCATTCTTAAGAATGAAGCTACTGTGCGGTTACCATATCTTTCAAACTCTTTCTCATAAGTATCTGGAAGATACTGGTTCAAGAAGTCAAAGTTGGTAATGTAATTTGTCGAAAGGGCTACTTTTTCAGCACTTGGCTGTAAGTTAAAACCCGGGGTAGATAAAACTGCCATGATTTTTTAATTTTTTAATTTTTACTTTTTATTTTTAGTCCTCTTCCCGAAGTGTCGTTTAGAGATTTTACTTGAAACCCGCCCTTTGAAGTTACTTGTGGTGTTGAGCGTTCAGACATATTAATGTTTTTCGTCTTACGCATTACATCGTCAGTAGCCTCTGCTTTACCTTGCTCATAAAAGAACTTAGCAAACTTGTCGGGGTTCATTGCGAGAGACAATGACCTGTGGTATCCAGCAGCGTCTGAAATCATACCATTCTCATCCAAGTACTTTGATATAAAGGACTGTGGATTTGACTGAATCTTTTTTAACTCTGCTGCATCGCCTGGGGAGAAAACAATCTTCTTATCGTCAAGCGTGAACTCAAAACCTTTGAACTCACTTCCGAATACGTCTTCAGTTTTCTTATGAAACCAATCACGCTTTCTGTTCGCCTCTTCCTCATAGGTCTTTGCGGACTCTATGTATTGTTTGTAAGCTGCCATCTCTTCTGCTTCGCCTTCAGAAATAGAACTCCCTCTTGACTCAAGGGGAACTCTGTACTTTTCCTTTTGCTCTTCAAAATACTTTTTAGCTTTAGCAATAATCTTTTTACGTGCTATTTTCTTTTTCTTTACATCTGATTCTTCGTCAAAGTCTTCATCAATGATGTAGTCTTCCATCATAGATTCGATGTCTTCTGCATCTAATCCATCCTCAGTCGCAAAGAAATATTCTTTTAGCAATGTATCAGGGTCTGAGTCATCTATGTCTTTGTTAAGCTTAACAAAATCTTCAATGCCTCTACCTGTTTCTTTTTTGTACTTAAAGTATGCAGATACGTCTTCAGGTAATTCTTCAGACTCTCTAGCTGCAGTTAACTCATCAAGAGAGTTAATGTCTTTTCCGTACTTGTTTTTAATAAATGAAAGAACGTCATCTTCGCTTAGTTCAGGTGCTATATACTCTGGCTGCTCTTCTTGCTGAGGAGCTTCCTCTTCTACAGGCTCATCACTAAACTTTTGTTCGTGCTGTTCAAGCAGTTGTTCTTCAACTTCCTGAATAGACTTTTCTTCTACTGCCTCAACGGCTCTTACTTTTAATTCCATTAGATTTTATTTTTGCAAAATTAACATATATTTTGAACACCTATCTTGGTTCAAATTCTGCTAAGTCAAAACCATCCAAGCTATCCTCATTTGATTCAAAGCTCATTGGAGGTAAGTTGTTCTTACGTTGGTTTATTAACTTAGACTGTTCTGTATTTTGTTGGCTAATTCTTTTAGCCTTAGCGTCTTCTTTGTCCTGCTCTCTTTTAGATAAAGACTCAACCTCCATACCTCTAAGCTGCATATTCATTTGGAACTCTTTGTCCATTAGCACCATCTTCAACTGAGCTTCATTTTTAAGTTTTTCAATATCAAATGCAACCTCAGCTTGCTTTAACTGCATCTTAGCTTGAGTCTCTAGTTGTATGTTTTGTGCAGCAGTCTGTGCAGCCATCTGTTGAGACTGTTGTTGTATTTGTGCTTGCATTTGCTGTTGCTGTGCTTGCATCTTCTCCTCACGGTCTTGTTTTGCTTTACGTTTAACTTTCAGCAATTGGTTAGCAAGTTTAAGATTTCTAATCTCACGTATGTCAATAGCATCCTCAAGATTTATATCACCCTTAGATAATGCCATCTGTATGTTCTGCTCTAGCATACCTTTCTGCTCTTCGTCTGGAGATATTTCAATGAATATACCAAAGTCGTACATATACAACTCATTTATGTCATTAAGTATAGATACATTATACTTGCCTATCTTATTAATAAACTCTTCTTTAAAATCGGCATACTGCAAAACATCAGCCACCCGATATGATAACCCTTCAGCTAATGTTCTATACATATAAAGACTTCCATCTAATATGTGTCTAGTCGCTGTATTTGAGTTGGCTGCTGCAAGTTTTTGTAGACCAACTAAAGAGTTAGGGTCAGGACTACTTCCATCTCTAGCCTCATTTAATCCTGTTACGTTACGTATCTCATTTAAGTAATGATTATAGTTACCTATAAGCATTTGAGATTTAGATGCTCCAGA